AGCCAGTGATCGGCATAGTCGTAATATTCACCCCGGATGGTTTCTTCGTCAAGTCCAGTAGCCAGCGCCATAGATGCGACGCTCGTTTCGTCGAACTTGTCGAGCATAGCCGCTGCGCTGCGCATATCGGCAGCCGTGCCGATGGCTACCGTCGCCGTGGCGTGTACCATAAATTTGCTATGCGCTGCTGCGTGCCTGTTTTTGCCTGCTACCCAAATGTCGAAGGCCATAGATGCCGCCATACCGTCGTTATAGGTGTGAATGTCAGCGGTTGAATTGCGGATCGCTGAAATGATCGGGTCACCGTGCATCACACTACCGCCGGGGCTGTTGATACGCAGATTGATGCGGCTGTATGACTTTTCAAGGTCTTTAATTGCCTTGACAACAGCCAAATCAGTGAGCGCCTCTGTCGGGTCATCATCCCACCACTTTTCCTGTCCGATGTACCCATACAAGTACACATCAGCGGCCCCCGGCTCGCTGGTATCGGTCATTACCCGGAAATATTCGTTCCCTTTATTGTTCGTCTTGCGGCTCATTGGTAGTTATGTTTTGTGGCTCCACTGGCTCCGGTATCGGGGCTGTGGGGTCAATCATATTCATTGGAATATAGTAGGCTTGCCCGCTGCCGTCAGGTATTGGGTTAATGCCCTCCATTGCGCGGGCTTCGTCACGGTTGATAATGCCCCATTTCATCATTGATTCAGTCAGGCGGGCGCGGCCTTCACTATCGGCACGGAGCAAAACGTGCATATCGGCGCGCACCTCGTGGCTGTTAATCTCCTGAATGGGCAATAGCTTGCGGCTTAATTCCGCTGTGATGTTTTCCACCATCGGCAGGATGGTATAGGTCACAAACATTTGGCCCAAGTGTTCGATGTTGTTGAACGTAGCCCGGTCGAGGTCTTCCAATAGGAACTGAGGAACGCCCGTAATTCTGGCAATGTCGGAGATGCTTATTTTTTTGGCGTTGCCGCTGCCGGCTTCTTCTGGTGTGAATCCCACTTTTTGATAAGCCGCACCTTGCTCCAAAATAGCCGTTTTCCCGGCGTTCTTTGCGCCGCCGTACTTTTCTTGCCAGCTACGGGATAGGCGTTTGTAGGCGCTGTCGTCGAGCTTTTGAGGAACAGAAATAATACCCGTCACCGCTGCGCCGTTGGCGTAAAATGCCGCCATGAATGACTGGTTGGCGAGCGCCGTTCCAAACACATCCAGGAAGGTATCAATGATATTTAGGCCGCTGTAACCGTTCCACGCAAGGCCAGATATATGGATTACCCTGTCGGATAAGTAGCGGGCTTCTTTGCCGTCTATTTTTGTCACATACACCAATTGGCCCCGGCTGTTTTCTTCTACCTTCACCTCTTGCGGGGGCAATATCTCAATACGATCCACACTACCTGTAATGCCGTTACGGTACACCACGCCGTAGAAATTGCCAAACGTCAACAGGTGCAAGATCATGGTTTGGAAAAAATCGAACTTGGTGAGCCGAGAATTTGGCCCGCGTCGGAGTAGTACGCTGATAGGGTGTGTGCGGCGCCGCTGTGCGCTGTCGTCTGTTACCTCATACACCTCGAAGGGCATGGAAGCAATAACGCCGCCCACAATTTGAACGGCACGCCAAAAAGCAGTGATGCCCGCTGCGTTTTCAGGGGTCACACTGATACCGGACGCGCTCGGAGCGCCTTCCAGCTTATCAAAATATTCATCATCGGGCGAAAATGGGGCAGGTGCATACCGTTCCGGCTCCTGCTGTGGTGCGGGTGCTGGTTGGAAATAATCACGGATGCGAGAAAATAACGACATGGTACGCCCCTTTAGGCGCAAAGGTCGGGGGATATGACATTAACAAAATTAAGATAATGCAAACAAAGCCCCGGCGGTTAATTCCGTCGGGGCTTTGTTTGCCGCGCCTTTACAGCGTAGCTGCCAGCGGGGGAGTAGGTAACGGTTACACCTCCGCCGATGGCACTGCAAATATACACCTTTATTTTATTCCTCCAAAATATCCGTATCAAATCTTTCAATTTGCCCGCCGGAGGTGTGGAAACGATGCCGGGAAACATAGAACGATTCCACCGACGTGTACCGATGTGCCAAACCTATATCCCGGCGCAAGCTCTCCACCTGAATGAACGCATCGCGCAAGGTAACGCCCTCCGAGGTGGCAACACTTTGCACCATCGAAAAATAGGCGTCGCCTTCTAATTGCTCAATGAGCCGTTTAATCTCCGCCATGTCGGTAGTCGTTTTCATCACATGAATAGAAAATCACGCTCCAAATATACACTTTTTTCTTCATCAGGTGCAAGGCTGCGCAAATACCCGCCCATACACATAGCCAATACCACCATACCGTCAATCTTTTCGCGGCTTTCCTTTTTATCAAACATCACTTTGCTATCCGGGTATTGCTTTATTGCGACATTTTCAAACATCCAGTCCAAAACAGGGTCAAGCCCTTTGTTCAAGGTGTGTTTGCCGATAACCTCCTCCAGCTTCAAAATAGGCTCTNNGCAATGCCCGTTTTGGCGCATCTCTAAACAATTTACGCCCGCCTCAGTCAACTTAATAGCCGTTTCGGTAGCCGTGAAGGGGTCATAATACACCACCGGAATATCGTACTTTGCGCCTTCCTCCAGTATGTCGGCTCTGATGTATTCGTAATCTATCACGTTCCCTGGTGTGGCCTTTAGCCAGCCTTCGCGCTCCCAATCCGGGTATGGTACTTTGTCACGGTTGGCCCGGAATTTAATCCCGTCCTCCGGGCAATAGTACTTTGCCAAGAAAACAAAATCAGATATGCCGGGTTGTGGTGGAAATAAAAGCCCGAAACAGGTTAAATCCCATTTTGTGGACAAGTCAAAACCGCCGTAGGCCGTTTTACCGCGAAGGGCTGCTACATCAATAGGCTTTCTACATTCGTTCCAGTGCTGTATGTTGATCCATGCTTTAGACTGCCGTACCCAAATGTTGAAGTTCTTTACCATGACATTGGTCTGTGCAGATACGCCTTCATTGATCGCATCCACATACATACCTTCTAAGCCCTTCACGCTCGGAGCGATACCCAAGCCCGGATTACTTTTGCCCCAATAGGTTTTGTCTATTTCGTCAATCGGCTTACCCCAGTCATCCTTTAGCTTCTTTTCATCCTCAGCATCAAACGCAAAAATGAGGCTCATTGCGCTGTCGTCCTGCTGTTGATTGCGGAGGAGGGTGATGTGTTTGCGTTCCAGTCGGCTTAGTTCGCTGTTGGGGTTGAACCCGCGTGTGGTAACGTACATTAGTAAGGGCTGCCGCCGTTGCACCATGCCCGAACGGATATTCTTTGGTATGCTGTCGTCTCTTGCTTCGTGGAATTCGTCAATCAGGGCGAAGTGTGGGTTCACACCGTCTAATGTCCGGTTTTCCGCTGCAATGGTCTTGAAACTGGAACCGCTTGAAGTATCTATTATCTTTCGATTGTTCACACTGTCGTACACCTTGCAAATGCTTGCAAACTCCTCATCTGTTTCAATCAACTGTTTACATATCGTAGCGCCCGCGCTCCAGCTAAATTCCGCTTGATCGCTGCTGTTGGCCGCGCTGTAACATTCCGCGCCCGGTTCACCGTCGAAGAACGTCATATACACGCCCGTAGCGCCGCCCACCTCCGATTTCCCGCCCTTCTTTGCCATACACAACAGCACCTCCCGGACAACGCGCAAGTTATCGGCCTTGTCTTTGAGGCCGAACATATACGCCCAAAAGAAAGCCTGCCAGCCTAAAATATTGAACGGTACGCCCTTAAAACTGCCTTTGGTGTGTTTGAATTGTGAAATGATGTGTAGCGTTTCTTCGGCTCCGGTCTTATCAAAGTAGTAC